TATCCTCTAAAACAGAATAAAGTCCTGTTGCCGTATGTTTTTCCGCCATATCTTCTACATATACCTCTATTTCATATCCATCAATTTTAATATCGTGTTTGATATTCCAATATGCTTTCATTAAAGTAAAAAATCTTGAAACCAGATTTAAATCCTTATTAAGATCTTTATACTGAACAATAATATGTAAATCTATATCAGAATATTTTGACCAATTGTAAGCTGCTAAACTACCTGTAAATCTAATATCTTGAATTTTAACCTTTTTATCTATATTCCAATCTTTAATAAACTTCTGAGATACCTTTAATAAGATCTTTCTTACATTCTTATTTAAAGTCTTATCTTCTTCCCAAATATTCGTATTAAGTGTATCCTGAATGTGAAAAGATTTCATTACATCACGAACGTTCATATTAAAACTCCGTTCGTGCGGCCAATTTATAAGAAATGGCTATAATCTCTCTAATGGGTTTTGATAAAAGGTGGGATTTTTGTTCATCAGTAAGGCTTTTCAAAACTTTGGAAACCATAAAAGCAGAAAACGCATCTACAGACTCGTCCCCACAATTTCCACCAATTTTTTTCTCACACAATTGATGTATCTTTCTTTCCAATCTTTCTGATTCGTAGATTTTCTTATGAGTCTCAAAAAATCCTTTCAAATCAAAATTCTCATCGGATACCAACTTGTTTACTAATGAATCAGTAGCAGCTTTACCTAATGTTTCTAAAACTTTCTTGGTATAAGATGCTTCTTTAAGAAGGGTTCCTAGTCTACGAAGAACGGCCCGATTTGTGGTCATTTTATTTCTGCTAAGAAATCATAAATCAAAGAATCTATACTTACCACAAGTTGAAGGGTGGGATCAAGGCTTTCGTTGATAAAAGCGCCTGGGGTTGATGGGTTGGAAACTACATCAAAACAAATTAAATTATAATCTTCTTGAACTTCAAGAGTATCTTCACTAACATTTTTTACAGTACCAATCCCACGGCTACTCACGCCGAGCCGAATATTATTTTTAACCAGTTCACGAACAATATTGCCAGCAGGAGTTGAGAGAATTTGCATATCTCCCATTACAGAATCCCCATTCATACCAATTTTAGTAACATTAGCACAAACATTTCTTAAATTAACTATTGGACTTTCGGGGTGGTCCAATTCGCCCAGAGCACGATTCTGTTCAACAAATTCCTTTTGATATCGAACTACCTCTTTTGTTAAAACCCCTCTTGGGTAAATTCTACCATTTTGATTTTTTGAATTTGCCTGTTGTAGAGTAACGTGTCGTAAAACAAGAGGCTTACTTGAATCGTGAGCTTCTTTGATAAGTTCATTATCATAATATAAAAGATTTTGTTCTACTAAAAGCTGTCCGTTCATGTTTTTATTTCTCTCAGTTTGTGAGAAATTTTTACTAATCTCTCTTCAATTCTATAAATATCTTTTAATGTTCTCTTCCAGTAACTACTCGCTGAATATCCAAACTCGTTTTTATATTTTGATAAGATTTTTAATTGAGCATCAACTTGACCTAAAGCCTTTTTTGCCTCACGAATTGATAATCCAATTTTTTGTCTAGCAGTTTTTTCTTGATCATTTCTAAACTTATAATATTTAGAAGTTCCTTCATTGATAATTTCATCAACTTTTCGATTAAGAGCTTCTTTACCACGTTTAGTTAATTTCCAGCCAAGCTTTTCAGCAACGGCTCTTATCTTTTTTTTACTTATTAAAGACTTTCCCGCAAATGCATGAGGAGTTGAATAACCAGCAACCGCTCCAGTTGTGGTCATTTCACCTAACTCTTTTCGAATTACTTCTCTAATACGTTTTCTAAGATTTTCTTCATTCATGAGGTTGGAAGTTGTTTAATTGACTGTCCAACTCATAACCAATCATCAAAGCAGTCAAATGATTATTTTTAATATATTTAAGCGATTCAAAATTATTTAATTGATTTCTAATCTCTGTTAATTTAATTCTTTGAACTTTGCTCTGAACATGTTCGATTTTTTTATCAATAGAATTGGAAAGAGTCTTAGCTTCATTTTTAGCTAACTGTAAAATGTGACTCGTATCTGTTCCCTTATTCAAAAATTCTCTCAAAAGATTCTTTTGATTTTCATTTAACTTCTTATATTTCTTATTAAACTTTTCAAGAATTAATCTATAAGTTAACAATCTCAAATCTTCTTCTTGTTCTCTTAATGTATTTACAACTTCACTTTCAATTACAATATTCTTATTTTCAGTCTCACCACAGAGATATTCAACTAATGTATATTTAGCTGAACTGAGTTCACGAACATTTTCATATGTATATCCTTGAACAGCACATTCAAAACTCTTATAAATTGAAGCATATATTTTATAAGAAGGAACTCTATTAAAAAGAAATTTATGTAAATCATAATTTTCTTTAATCTCTTTAACTAAATTATACTTTTCTAACTTTAATTTACGATTGTCTAGCTTCTTTCTCTGTTCAGACAAAATGTTTATGTAATCTAAAGCTTTGGTTTCAGTTAACTTTTTTCCATTGAAAAAAGATAAATAAAGAACTAGTTCCTTTCCTAACTCTTCATTTCTATTAAAATACTTTTCAAGTATGGGAATAGCTTTAGGGCCTTTTTTGCCCGACAAGATATCAGAAGTAATCTGTCGCGTCAACAATTCAAAAAGAATTCCGGTATTTTTGTATTTACTATGTTTTATGCTCATAAATTTCCTATAGTAAGTCTATATATTAAATATCGTCTATATTTTTAAAAACTATTAATCTTTTAAAATCTTAGGATCTGGTATGTCTAAGAAGTCATTTAAATCCTTTAAAGACTCTTTTAGGCCAGGATGTACAAAAGATTTTCCATTTTTCTTATTTTTTGGCATCACATCCATAGCTGCTAAGATTTCTTTGTATCCTAACGGATCACGACCAAGCTTATCTTTATCTGACCCATATTTGTGTCCCTCAGGCGGCCGACCCATTTTCTTTTTACTCTTTGTTAATTTTTGAACATCATCCAAGCTTTGTTCTGCATCATATAAATCTTCCGCAGCACCCTCTTCCATCGGCGGACCTTCACCTTCGCCGCCCATTTCTGGTTGTGGAGGATTAATAGTATCTTGGGTAACTTTTTGAACCGTACCCTCAAATGCAGCATCATCAAGAACTTTATCTTGTTCAATAATAACATCTTCATCTGAAAGTTCAAAGATATTCTGGTAAATCCACTCACGGGACATAAATCTCCCCGCGACCAATTGATCTGCAAGACTTGACTTCTCTTTCCAAAGTCCAATCTTCTCTAATTCATAAACCATAGATGGGTTAGTTAACGATAAACTAAAATCAACCAACTCTTCATCTCTATATCCAAGAATGTAAAGATGAATAATTGCTATCTTGTTTAATTCACTAACCATAATTCGTTGAATTCTTTCAATGGTTCTAGCAAAACGAACATCCTGAGCTGCTAGTGTGGCTTTTCCACTTATGTCTTCTTCGTATCCAATAAACGACTTAGGAACCTTAAATGCGGCCATAAGTTTTTTTAACAAGTAATCAACATCTTCAATAGCATTGAATGTGAGGCCGGAGAGATTAGTAACATCCGTTCCAGAATCCTTACCACGAACTGGCAAATAGAAATCTTCTAAAATATTCTGCATATTAAACTTCATATTATATTCACCAGTTTTATTATTAACCAAAGGTGATCTCTTAACTTGATTAATAATCCGCTCCATATAATTGTCAATTTCTGCAGGAGGTATGTTGCCCACATCTACTTTGAAAATTCTCTTATCGGGCGCCCTAGTAATACGATGAATCAACATCGCATCTTCCATCAAACGAAGTTGCTTATGAAGCCTTCTTCCACCTTCAATCATAGACTTACCATAAGGCATGAAATTTGAATCAGAAAGAAGTCTAAAATGTGCAACCTCATAGTTATCAAATTCTTTCTTTGGTAGGAAAGAATATTGAGTATCAACTTTGAATCTCACACTAAATGGATTCATAGTATCGTCATCCCCTTCCATTCTCGCAGTTTCATAAACAGAAAGAGGAATTACATTACTAACACCATATTCAGGATCTAATATCATATACAAAAAGAAATCCCCATACTTGCACATATTTCTAGCCCAAGGCCAGAGATTAAATTCTACATTTAAAATATCATAAAAAAGATTACTCAAAATACTTTGAATTTGATCATTTTCTGATTTAATAGAAATCATTTCACCAAATTCATTTTTAACTGTTGATTCGTCCGCATAGATATCAAGAACTGATGCTATGATGGGATCGTGATCCATTAAATCATAATCACGAAATAGTTGTAATCTAGCTTGCTGGAATGAGGAATAAGTATCATAATTACTTTGAGCCGAATATCCATATTGACCAGCGTTATAAACCCTTCTATAGCGATCAATGATATTTCTGTTGCCAAAGGCTTGGCGTTGGGAGGTATCAGATACTTTTAATTTCTTACCACCAATGTTTCTAACTACTGCTTGAGTAGAAAAGAGCCGTTTTAATCTTGAAAATACGGATGTGTCTGCCATGAGCTTCTAATAGCCTCTTTCTTGTGGCTTCTCCCCAGGGGTTCCTTCTAACGCTTCTACTTTATCTTTTGCATAGGAAATATGACCATGAATTGCATTTATTGCTGCATTAGCGCTTTTAATTTTTTCCATAACCCACTCTTCGGGATCTTCGGTATCATCTAATATATTATAGAGTTCCGATGCCTGTTTATGTATAGACATAATATAAGACTTTAAGGGTCGATTGTCAAGGCCCTCACCCTCACCTTCATACATTCCTTCTACAATAGGTTCTGTAATCTCTGTATCTTCTGCTTGAATTTCTCCGGCCTTGGCTGTAGCAAGTTCAGATCCTTCTTTATGATCATCGGTATCCGGTGTTGGTGTCCAATCTAATCCAGATTTGGAAAATCCTGAACATCCTCGGCGAGAATATGCTTCTTTATCTTTATCATTAAGTGAATTAAACGCGGGAAGATCAATCAATCCCATTAATCTAATGTGTGGCATTTTTATTTAACTCCTTGCATCTGAATCTTGAGATGTACCCATTGCAGTTGATGTTGCAATCTTGTACATAACGGTCTTCCAATCTTTTCCGTATCTCTTCTTAAGTTCCTTTGCTTTCTTCTTCAGATTTAAAACAATTTGTTCTCTGTCTTCTATTTCAGCATCAGTCATTGACCGTTCTTGAAGAACATTTTCAATTTCCTCACGAATGATTGTAATTAAAGTTTCCTTATCCATATCTAAATACCGTTGTCCGTTATGTCTATAAAGCTCTTTCTATAGTATAAGTAGTATCTTAACCTAGTAACCATCTTATATCTTCTTTTTCCTGACCAACTTCCAATTCCCAAGCAGTTTCAGCTTCTTCCTTTCGCGTGCCAGGTGTAAATACAGCTTTTGTATGCTTACCAGAAATATTATTTAACATTTGTTTGTTTAATTCTATTCCTTCTAATCTTAAACGTAAAGCTGTATCTCTCACCCACAATCCAATCGCTAGTGCCAAGGTTAGATCATCATTATATCCACCCAAAGCTTCTGCTTTTCCATTTTTCCAAATAAACGTATCTAATTCTGTCATCATTCTAGATGAACGAATTGTAATTGACTGTTCTCTCATATATGATTCTAATTTAGCAATCAATAACGGTCTTGTTTTTTGAGAAATTGTAAACCCAGGAACCATTTTCTTTTCTTCTGAATAATGTTTATTCGTCATTTGATGCATAGTATCCACATACTGTAAATCTTTACTCATATAAAATAAATTATCATATCCGCGATCAATAATTTGTTGGATGGATGTCCAACCAATATTTGAATTATCGGGGATAATAATTGCATCATTATATTCGGTAGCAACAGCTACTAAAAGGTTACCAAAATCTTTTGGAGTTATTTTACCCCTATACTCTGCAACCTGTTCAGAAGCATCTACATCAATTACATGAAATGTAGAATAATCTTCTCCATCCCCCCGAGCCACATCAGCCGCGACGATGTACGATTTTGTATAGTCCGGTTGTTGCCATACCCATAGATTGTTATCAAACCCACGAACTTCTATTGGTTCTTGAACAAAGGTTTGTTTATAAAATTCTAATATTTCTGCAGATATAACAGTATTTCCTGAGAAAATAAACGAAGCTCCATGTTCTTGAGCAAATCTAAGTTCTCCCATTTGACGAAGTTGTTCTTCCGCCCACTCTTCATCTCTTTCGGGATGTACTCTCCAATCATACAGGGTTCGATGAAAATCATTTTCTCCTGCTTCAGATTCCGTCCATGTCTTATGGAAGAAATTACCAACACCATTAGCAGTTGAAACCAATACGGCTGAACCGCCTGTGGTAGATAGGGTTGCCTGAGAAGATGTCCAGATTTCATCTGCACCATCAATAAAAGCAGCTTCATCAAGTATTAACAAAGAAAGAGCTTCAGAACGACCA